GAGCTGATACTTGTGATTGAAAAGTATCTATTGTTAGTTTTTCTAAATCTGTTCTTAAAGTTCCTTTAGCAATACCACTTTGATCTGTGTCAGCTGTTATAAGTAGAAGTTCTTTTTGTTTTTCATATCCACTAAATAAATTTGTTAAAATGTTTTTTGATATTTGAGTATCAGTTCTAAATATTCCTTTTTGAGTTTCTGATAAAGCATAATTAGAAAATTTAACAGCAACATTATTATTGGTCGCTAAAGATTTATATTTATTAATTAAAACATTTGATTGATCTTTTAAATATTTATTTGCAGCATCTTTATTAACTGACATCATTTCATCAGTATTTATGTTTTCTTGTACCTTTATAAAATCAGTAATAAAATCATTTTCTAATTTTAATGCTTCTGCTTGGTTTTGTGCATTTGTTTCTATTATTTTTTGATCAACAAACATTTTAGTAACAGGAGCTAAAGCACCAGCAACTGTTTGATTTAATCCAATTTGCGGAGTAGTTGTAGTTCCTGCTAATTGAGTTATTGATCCTTGTGCGGTAAATGTAGGTATTTTTGGCATTATTTTACTCCAGATGATGAACCTGTATTCATTGATATTAAAGTTGACCCAGTTTGTGCAACAGTTCTTAGTTGTGCAAGTTTAGATTCTTGTCTTGCTATTTGACCTTTAATTCTTGCAAAGTTTGCATCTTCTCTTTTGTTATCTGCTGCTATTTTTGAATTATAATATATTAATTGTTCTTGTAATCTTTTTTCAAGAGCATTTGCAAGAGCAATATTATAAGCACTACCAGTACCAACTTGTACGCCAGATTTAGCAAGAGCAACTCTTGTTTCTCCTTTAACTTTTTCATAAGTTTTACCAAATTGAGCTACATCAAATTCTGCTTTTTCTTCTATTTGTGTAGCTTGATTATCTAATACTTTACCTGTTCTTTCATTGGCTGCTTGATTATATTTACCAAGAGCTCCTTGTTGTTTGTATTGGGAAACTCCCATTGCTACTGTAAAAATATTTGCAGCTCCCATTAAAATATCCTCGCATACATATATTGGTCTGAGCCATCAAATCCAAATTTTTTCATTAAACCTTCTTCTTCTAAACCTAGCCACTCTGCAAATCTTAAACCTTCTTTAAAATCTGCTCTGATTGAAGTTTGTACTCTAGTAATATTATTTTCTTTTGCAACTCTAGCAAAATCTTTTTTAATTGCTTTAGCTACACCTAGTGGATGTTTCCACATTTCACTTGTTGCAATCACCCAACCTTCAGCAACTTGACCCCAAATCATTTTCATTCCTGCAGCAAAGATAGCTTTGTCATTAACAATACCAGTAAATGCTAAATGATCTTGTTCTAAATGTTTAGCATCACCATCAACATTAATGTAATGTCTATCTGCTTCTAATACTTTATGATTCATTTGTTGAGATAAAATAAATTGTCCATGTTGTGCAGTATAAGGCACTATATATAATATATTATCCATCATTTGTTACTAGCCTTGGGTATAACGATAAAATTGTAAAAGGTAAAGGTTGTGTTTGTCTAACAAAAATAAACCCATCTGTCTCGTAGTTTCCTCTAAATTCTACTTCTTTATCTCCTGTAAATGGAGGTATACCTTCATCCATTAAATCAGCAGAAGTTCTAAAAGGTATTCTTTCCATGTTCGAAAGATCTGGTCCAACTTCTATACCAATACTTTCATACATTCTTACTGTAATATCATATATTCTTTTAGTCTTACCTTGTGATGTACCATTTTGTGATCCAGCATCTAGTCTCATTGTTTGTAGTAAAGATGTAAAAGCTAAACCTACTTTAACATTTGTTGATGCACGATCTAAAGTAATTTCACCACTACCATTTACAGTTTTGTTTGGATGAGTTGCACCATCTGCTAATATAGCAACCACTTGACCTTCAAGGTGTGCTAATCCAGAAATAGTTGTTGCAGCACTACCGCTATAACTTAATGCACTATCTAAAAAATTAAATGATGTGTTATCTGTTTCATCAAAGTCAAGTTCGTTTAAATATTCAACATATCTTTTAGTAGTACCATCTATTGTTCTTTTAACAATTACCCATGTTTGATATTCTTTATCATCTGTAGGAATAACAGCTACACTATCTACCATTGCTTTACCTTCGCTTGTTGCAGTTAATCTTGTACTGTCAAAACTTTTAATTGTTAAATATCCTGTCGCTTCATGTGCTGTTTCTGTAATTGTAACTACTGCACTAGATACTGTTGCAGTAAAATTAGCGTGAGCATTGATTGCAGTTTTTAAATTAGTTGCTGTAGTATTGTTATTGGTTTCAGTTTTAAATTCATTAGTTCCAGCAGTTCCAGTAGTAGAAGTAAAGTCTACAGTTGTGCCATCAGATTTTGTTAAAGTTAATTTAGTTACATTTGCAATGTTTGCATAATCAGAAACTGTAATTGTTGCTACACCAAATCTTCCACCAAAAATATGTCTGTGCCAAGCTGTTACTTGTTGCTCTCTTTGATATGTTAAACCAACTAACTCTCCATCTTCTCTTGTAGCATAAATAATTTGATTAGGTTCTTGTTGATATGCAACTTGTGTTAAACCACCTTCGGTAATGTGTTCTGCAAGGATTGTCATGTCTGGAGCTACATAACCATCAACATCAAAGTTAAAGGCTAGTTCTCTAATTTTTCTTCTAGCACGTTGTAAAAATAATGTTGCGTTACCTACAGCTATAGCATCTACATTTGCTGCACCATGGTTAGATTGTTTTTTAATTAATATGTTTGTTGGAGTAATAGCATTATCTGTACCACCTCCAGATACTGCAAACTCACCACCTGCTGTACCAATAATTAAAGTTCTTGTTGCTGTCATGAAACGAATAGCATTTACTTGGTTAGACGCAATCGTATAAATAATAGCATCATCATCTGCAATCGTTCCACCAAGATTAGCATCCATATTTTCATAATCACCAGACTTTGAGAAGTAAACTGTTTGTGGATTATTTAATGTTGCAGCAAAAACTAATCTTTGTTCAAAAAAAGTTACGCAAGAAGGATGACCTGTAGTGTCTGAAAATGCTCCAAGATACCAATTAGTAATAGCGTTAGCATTAGTAAAAGCTGTAGTTACATTTACAGTTATCTCTGTTGTGTTTGTTCTTCCTGTAATAATTCCATAACCAGAATTAAAATGTATTTGTCTACCAACATCTGTTGCTAAAAATCCAGACCCACCATTAATACCTGTAACAGCAGAAGCTGTAATAGTTCTTGATCCTGTTGAAGCACTTGATGGAGTTAATGTTGTTGCTGTAGTATTTGGGTCTAAGAATGGTCCTTTAGTAAAATCTACATCTGTTAAACTCCATGATGTATGACCTGTTCTAGATAATTTTTCTACTTCATGATTAGGATGACAAATGTACATAACGTCTGCAGATTGTGCAAATTTTAAATCAAATAGTTCTGCTTCTAAGTATGGTGTAGATATTTCATAAGCTGAACCACTAGATAATATTTGACCATTGTCTTTATAAAATCTTATGTACTGATCGCCAAACTCTAACATATAAGTTTGTGTTGTAGAAAATTCAAAAGGAATTAATCTTGTTTTTTTTGTGCTATCTTTTACTGCAGCAACAAAGTTTGTACCTGGTCTACGAGCTGCCGAGCCATGTGGATAGACAACTAAGTTTTCTAAGGTTGAGCAACCAGAAGCATATTTTGCTAAATCGTTTCTACCATCTAATCTTGGAGATAGTTCACCACCTGTAAAGTTCGTTAATTGAACTGCAACTCTAGCCATGGTTTAATACCTTGAGTTAATAAAGCTACCTGCGTCTATAGCATCTGTCATTCCTAAATCTTGATCTATGTTTTGACCTTCAGTTGAATCTACAAATCTAGCATCTCTTAATTTATCTTGAAATAGTTGATACATATTTTGAGCTGTTTGATTATTAGAGGTAACTCCAAAAGCAATATCAGCACCTAATGCAGCAGATAAAGTTTCTCTTAATAATTCATCATACTCATTGGCATCAGTAACTCTAGCAATGTATAATATTTTCATAGTAGATGTGTTACTTAAAATTTTTCTACCTTCTACTTTATAGTTAGATTCATAATCTAATATTCTAAGTAGTCTTAAACAATCTGATGGTAGTGTGTAAGCAAAACTAAAACCCCATGCAGGAGCTGTAGTGTCTGCAGCAAGTTCAATTCTTTTTTGTAAACAATTCCAAGGATGTGATCTAAACACACTATCTCTTACTTGTGTATATCTTTGATTGCAAAGTCTAGCGTTTTTTGAATCTTCTGTAAGTGAAAGTATAGTTGTTGCACCTAATTGGTTTAATGCTCCATTACAAATTTCTACTGTTGATGCCATACTACTTCCT